TCTTACGAGTGACTCGAAACATAAAGTCATCATCATTGACGAAGCAGACAATACCACTTCCGACGTACAACTCCTCCTTAGAGCGTCTATTGAGGAGTTCTCCAGAAACTGCAGGTTTATCTTTACCTGCAATTACAAAAACAAAATTATCGACCCTTTACATAGTAGGTGTTCTGTTGTTGATTTCTCAATTAATAAAAAAGACAAACCAACAATAGCATCACAATTCTTCGCAAGATTAAATTCTATTTTAGAAGAAGAAAAAGTAGAGGCAGATAAAAAAGTTTTAGCAGAACTTATTAATAAACATTTTCCAGATTGGAGAAGAGTTCTTAATGAGTGTCAAAGATACGCAGTTAGTGGTAAAATAGATAGTGGTATACTTGCTGCTTTTTCAGATGTTGCTGTAAATGACCTTCTCAAAAATCTTAAACAAAAAAACTTTTCTGAAGTTCGTAAATGGGTTGTCACAAACTTGGATAATGACACTTCTGTTTTATTGCGTCGTATTTACGATAGTTTATATGATTCATTGGAGCACAGAAGTATCCCTGCGGCTGTCCTCATTCTGGGAAAATATCAATTCCAGATAGCATTTGTCGCAGACCAAGAAATCAATCTTCTTGCTTGCTTAACAGAAATCATGGTAGAGTGTGAATTCAAATGACTGTAAAATTAATTCGTATGTGGTCTGGTGAAGATGTAATCGCCGACATTGTTGAAGAAACCAAAGAGTTTCTTAAAATAGAAAATCCTATTGTTGCTGTACCTTCTCCTCAACAAGGTCAAATAGCATTTGCACCTTGGTCTCCTTTAGCGGAGAAAGGTGGATTAAAAGTTCTTATGCAATATGTTGTATATGTTACTGATCCACAATCAGAAATTGTAGAACAACACCAACAAATGTATGGCAAGATATCAACTCCTACTAAAAAACTAATTATCTAATTATGACTAAATCTTTTACAAAACTAAAACATCAAGTGAAATCAAGTAGATACTACATCTTTTGGGGTGCTGCTACTGTCGCAGTTATGGCAGGTCAAATCTACGTTGGTAATGGATACCGTTCTATGTCTCAAGAAGTTAAAGACCTGACTGAAGTAATTACAAACAAAATGGAAATGGAACTATTAGATAAAAGAAGAGGGACAGGTCCTTATATGCCAATGAGAGAAATGATTGACCCTGATGATTATATTATTTGGGAAACAATTAAGTAATGTCTCTTAAATCTCTTAAGACTCCATTAAGATATCCTGGCGGTAAATCAAAAGCAATCAAAACTTTATCCCAGTGGTATCCAAAAATAATATCAGAATATCGTGAACCATTTATTGGTGGTGGTTCGATTGCAATTGATATTACAAAATCAAATCCAGACATACCAGTTTGGATAAATGATTTGTATGTTCCATTGTATAATTTCTGGGTACAGTTAAGAGATCGTGGTGATGAATTATCAGAGAGAGTTCGTGAAGAAAAACAGAATACTCTTGATGAAGGAGATAAAGAAAAAGTAACTGCAAGTGCAAAGGAATTATTTAATAAGTATAAAGAAGAAATTGATACTTATGATGACTTTGAAAAGGCAGTTGCATTTTTTGTTATGAATAAATGTAGTTATTCTGGATTGACAGAGAATAGTACATTTTCTCCACAGGCATCTAATTCAAACTTCTCATTAGTTGGTGCTAAGAAACTCAAAGAGTTTTCAAAGTTAATTCAACATTGGAAGATTACTAACCTTGATTATTCAAAGGTTATGAATGAAGAAGGATCTGATAATACATTTGTATTCCTTGATCCTCCATATGACATTAAAGATTTTTTATATGGTAAAAATCGTGAGATGCATAAGTCATTTGATCATAATTTTTTTGCATATGAAGTTTATAAATGTAAACATAATTTTATGATTACTTATAATGTTAATCATCGTTTGATGCAATTGTATGCTGAGTATGAATTAAATTTTTGGAATCTTAGATACTCAATGGTGCATCGTGGGGATAAAGGAACTGATGATAATGTAAAGCAAGAATTATTAATAACTAACTATAATATAAATCCAGTAACACCAATAGAAGAATTACTAACTACATGACAGAATTCATTCAAAGACATATCGGTATTACCGAAGAGGAACAGGCTCAGATGTTAAAAGATTTGGGTCTTTCTTCATTAGACGAATTGGTAAGACAAGTTGTACCCGATTCAATACTACTTCGTGGTGATGATAATTTACCACAACCCTGTAGTGAACAACAGGCACTTGAAGAGTTAAAAGAAATATCAGAACATAATGTTGTGAAAAGAACATTAATAGGTCAAGGATATTATGGAACAATTACACCATCAGTAATTCTTCGTAATGTATTTGAGAATCCGTCTTGGTACACTTCTTATACTCCATATCAGGCAGAGATATCACAAGGTAGACTAGAAGCATTATTTAATTATCAAACACTGATTACAGAACTTACTGGATTACCAGTTGCAAATGCATCGTTGCTAGATGAAGGAACTGCAGCAGCAGAGGCAATGATACTTGCATATAGTCAGTCTGATAGAAAAATTATTTTAGTTGATAGTCAGATATTCCCACAAACTCTTGAAGTATTAAAAACAAGAGCACAACCATTAGGTATTGAAATTAAATTAATTAATTTAGATGACACTCCAGACTTAGGTGATATATCATTATCATTTGGAATTATTGTGCAGATGCCAAACAATCAAGGCAAGTTGCGTCATCCTGATGGGTTGTTGAGATGTGCTGAAGTCTATAAGTGTATGAAGATTGCAATTGTAGATCCTTTATGTCAAGTTCTAATGAAACCTGTAGGAGAGATGGGATTTGATATTGCTGTTGGTAGTATGCAGAGATTTGGAGTTCCTATGGGTTTTGGAGGACCTCATGCAGCATTCTTTGCAACCACTGATAAACATAAACGGAAGATTCCTGGACGTATTGTAGGACAGTCTCTAGACTCCCAAGGTAATAAAGCACTACGGCTAGCATTACAAACAAGGGAACAACACATAAGACGAGACAAAGCAACGTCCAATATATGCACTGCTCAAGCACTCCTCGCAAATATGGCAGGTTTTTACGCTGCTTACCACGGTGCGGAAGGTCTGAAAAGAATAGCAACCAGAGTATTAAGATATAGACAAACGTTATTATTAGCATTGAAATGGTGTGGTCTTGAAGTTGACGAATCAGAAGGATTTGATACTGTTAGATTTAAGGGTAAAAAAACTATAAAAGATTTTAATGTTCGTTATGAAGATGGTTGGACTATTTTATCATTAGATGAACTTACAACCTTAGAAGAAATATATTTAATTGTTTATTCACAATATGAAGATATTCCTTTTGAGATTACTGACATTAGTAAAAAGTATGAATGGCTTGCCATGCCTATGAGAAAGAAACCTTGGTTACAACAAGAAGTATTTACCAAGTATCAGAGTGAAACTAATATGATGAGATACATTCATGAGTTAGTTTCAAAAGATTTCTCACTTGTGAATGGTATGATTCCACTTGGCAGTTGTACTATGAAGTTAAATGCAGCATCAGAGTTGATTCCTGTATCATGGACTGAGTTTTCTAGTATGCATCCTTTTGCACCAGAAGATCAAACTCTTGGATATCAAAGAATTATATTTGATTTACAAGAATGGTTATGTGATATAACAGGATTTGCTGATATATCGTTACAACCTAATGCAGGTTCACAGGGTGAATATGCAGGTCTTCTTGCAATACAAGAATACCATAAAAGTCGTGGTGATCACAATAGGAATGTATGCTTAATACCAACAAGTGCACACGGAACTAATCCTGCTTCAGCAGTGATGGCAGGTATGAAGATAGTTCCTGTAAACTGTGATGATGATGGAAATATTGATATGAAAGATTTAGAAAAGAAAGCAATAATGAATACGTTTGAACTTTCTTGTATTATGGTTACTTATCCATCAACTCATGGTGTATTTGAACCTACCATTAAAGACATATGTAGAATCGTGCATGAGAATGGTGGTCAGGTGTATCTTGATGGTGCGAATATGAACGCACAGGTTGGACTCGCAAAACCTGGTGAATATGGTGCAGATGTATGTCATCTTAATTTGCATAAAACATTTTGTATTCCACATGGTGGTGGAGGTCCTGGTGTAGGTCCCATTGGAGTTGCAGCACACCTTATACCATACATGAATAAAAGAGTATCTGCAGCAGAATATGGTAGTGCTAGTATTCTTCCTATTAGTTGGATGTATATTCGTATGATGGGTGGAGAGGGACTTAGAAAAGCAAGTGAGATATCATTATTGTCTGCAAACTGGTTAGCAAATGAAATTGATACATCATTCAAAGTTTTATATAAAGCAGA